GGGTGTATGCTCAGAAGAAGTTAGTAGACAATGCTTACTATGAAGTACACACTTTAGGAAAGCCAAAAGAAAATACCTTATGGTATCAAGAACCTGTAAAACTTTTAAGATGAAGATATTAACAATAGTATGGGGAATAATAATTTTACTTCGTATTTTAGAAGCAATTTTCTACACTAAATTTGAAAATGAAATTTGAACGAAAATCACATAGAGAAAGACAGAACAAAGCTTTAACTCAGTTTTGCAACCACTTTGATTTGACTTATGGCTCACATCAGGAGTATGCTCACATAGACGCAGTTCTTTATAATAAAGGAAAGATAACAGGATTTGCAGAAGTAAAAGGAGTTCATAAGAATATAGAGGACGGACAAGATGTTATAGTGGCTATGAGAAAGATAGTAAGAGCGCAACAGCTTCAAGTCAATAGTGGTAAACCTGTAGCAATTATATGGGCTTTCAATAATGCTATTGTATATGAAAGAATAAATAACTTAAAAGGTATCTTTTATTATGGCGGTAGAGCAGTCAGAGAAGGAAGCACCTTTGACCAAGAACAAATCGTTAAAGTATTAATTAAAAACTTGATAAGAATTGAAGAAGACAGTCAGTAAATTAAAAAAGGAACTTGACAAGTGGTTCAGTCTTTATATAAGACTTAGATATGCAAACGAATACGGAATGTGCCAATGCTTTACCTGTGGAATAGTCAGACACTACAAAGAAGGTATGCAGAACGGACACTTTCAAAGTAGGAAGCATTTGTCTACAAGATTTGATGAGGAAAATTGTCAGGTTCAGTGCGTTAAGTGTAATGTCTATGCTTGGGGTGAACAATATAAATTCAGTCTTGCTTTAGACGGCAAGTATGGAGAAGGTAAGGCTGAAGAATTGCAATACTTAGCTAGAACAACTTTAAAGATTTCTAGGATAGAATATGAAGAAAAGATAAGTTATTACAAATCACTTGTTGAAAAGTTAAAAACAGAAAAAGGAATTGAGTAACAATTTTTATATCTTTGGCGTATGATAGAACCGATTTACGCAAGTGAGGAACACAAGAACATAATAGAAACCTATATAGCTATGTGTAATGAGTTTGCAAAAGATGTAAGTTCAAAAACAAAATACAATAATTTTTTAGATGTAGTAGAAACTATTTTGGAATATCATAACAACTACGGTAAAGGAGCAAGAGAAAATAATTGGTACGATTGGTTAATGATAATACCAATAAACTTATCAGTAGCTACTAATGGTTTCTTTGCAGGTATTGAAACTAAAACCAACGCTTCAATAATAAGAGCTTACAAAGTAGTTTTAAGTGAAATGGTATTTGAAGTAGTAGATAAAATTGACGCTTTAGAACAAATAAATGACTGAGATATATGCAGAAATATCTAAACTAAGTTCTTTCTTCAGGAATATGTGTTATGGTATAACGCAAGATGAAGAAGCTATTAATGACGCAGTACAGGAACTTATGATATACTTCCTTCAGATGAACCCTCAGACTTTACAGGGTGTTTATGAAAAAGATGGTATCAAAGGAATAAAAGGTTATGGTGCAGTAGTATTAAGAAGAAGCTTAACAAGTGTAAGAAGTCCTTTTTATTATAAGTATAAAAAATACTATACTAATTTAGTAGGGGTTTATACAGCTTCAAGCAGTCAGAACGCTTTTCATAAAAGTATATACAACTTACCTGAAGAAATAGAAGATAATTACAAATGGGAAAGGCTTGAAGAAATTGATAAAGTATTAGATAAACAAACTTGGTACGATAAAAAGATATTTGAGTTATATTACTCAGGAGAGACATTAGACAGTCTTGCTAAGAAAACAGGAATAAGTAGAAACAGTTTATTTACTACAATAGATAAAGTAAGGGAAATATTAAAAAAAGAATTGAATGAATAATCTTGTAATAATTTGGCCTTCATAATATGAATAAGTTCTTTGTGCCTAATGAAGTCTATGAAGATAGAATAACTATTTGTAAGTCTTGTATTTATTATTTTAAACCAACAGGAACTTGTAAGGACTGTGGCTGTTTTATGAAGATTAAAGCAAGACTAGCACCAATGGGGTGTAGTCAAAAGAAGTGGGAAAAGACAACAGAGATAGAAACACCTGATACTTTACCTCAGGAAATAGTAGATGAAATTTTAGATATGTGGAAAGACCTAAAAACAGGTAGAGCAAAAGACCAAGCAGCTAAAAAAAGAATGATTGAAACATACAATACAATATACAATACTAACTACAGTCATAGAACAAATTGCGGTTCGTGTATTTCAACTTGCTTTGATGGAATAAAAAAACTATATAAAGAATATGCTAAGGGCTAAATTTAACTTAAATAACAATGCAGTTATTTTCTTATTTTTTTTGTGAACCCTTAGCGTATTTAAAACTAAAACAATAGATATGAAAAGAACATATAAAACAATTAAATGGGTATTAAACAGTCATATTAAAAATAACGTCAGAAGTCTTTGGACTTGGGAAAACGACAACTTTACTTGTATCTTTGAAAACTATGACGGAGACAGCAGAATATATACACCGCACCAACTTTTAAAACTTTTAGAAAATGACACAGAACGATAAACTAATTAAAAACATAGAAACTATGCCACATATTGAAGTAGATTACAAATCAACTCCTGAACCTAGTTATTACTCAGGAAAGAAGTACGGTTACTCAGCAAGAAAAGTAGTAGAGGACTTTCAACCTGATAGCTACAACATAGGAACTGCAATCAGTTATCTATTAAGAGCAGGTAAGAAGGAAGGTAATCCTGCTGAACAAGACATACAGAAAGCAATTAATCATTTACATTTTGAACTAGACAGGTTACACAATGACACTGTATAAAGGTGATTGCTTAGAAGTTATGAAAGGTATTCCTGACAGAAGTATAGATGCAATTATAACAGACCCCCCTTACGGAACAACAGCGTGTAAATGGGATAGTGTAATAGATTTTGATTTAATGTGGGAGCAACTGAATAGGATAATAAAACCTAACGGTGCTGTTGTTTTATTTGGTGCAGAACCATTCAGTAGCACTTTGAGAATTAGTAATTTAAAAAACTATAAATATGATTGGGTTTGGGAGAAAACTCAAGCAACAGGACATCTGAATGCTAAGAGACAACCGTTAAGAAGTAATGAGTTAATATCTGTGTTCTATAAAAAACAATGCACCTACAATCCTCAGAAGACACAAGGACATAAGCCTATGAATAAAGGAGTAAGAAAGTTAAGCGTACAAAACAAGACAGAGGTCTATGGGAAGGCGACTAAAGAACTACCTTTCGGGGGTAATACTGACAGATATCCTAAAACTAATATAGTTTTTAAAAGTGACAAGCAGAAGAGCTATTTACACCCCACACAAAAGCCTGTATTATTAATGGAGTATCTTATAAAAACATATACAAATAAAAATGAAACTGTTTTGGACTTTACAATGGGTTCAGGAAGTACAGGAGTAGCTGCAAAGAATACTAACAGAAACTTTATAGGTATTGAAAAAGATGATAAGTATTTTAAAATAGCTGAAGAAAGAATAAACAAACAGGAAAAACAATTAAAGATATTATGACTTTATACAGTTGCGAATGTGGTAAAGAAGAAAAAGAAGTTGGCAAAGCTACAATAGTCCTTAGAGATAAGAAGTGGGTATGCAAAGAAGCTCAGTGCAGTTGTGGTAAGTATATGGATAGTAAACCAACAGACGGTATGCCAAGCCTTAAAAGAACTGAACCTACTTTAAGTATGAAACGAGATAAGCTATGGGAAGGAGCAACAGAAAAGATAAGAAGCAAAGCTGAGTAATGAAGTTTGTAATAAAAGACAAAAGAGATAAGCAAAGCCTATTCAGTTACCTAAAGGAATTAGGGAACGATTATATAGTAAGTGTAAAGAAACAAAGAAACACAAGAAGCAATATGCAGAACAGTTACTATTGGAAATGTATCGTACAAGGACTAGCAGAAGAACTAGGATATTTTCCTAATGAAATGCACGACGCTTTAAGAGCTAAGTTCTTATCTGAATATGAAATGATAAGTTTTAATGATAATCAAATAGCAATAAATAAAATAGGAAGTACAACAGCTTTAAACACTAAAGCCTTTGAGCAATACACAGAGCAAATAAGAGTATGGGCTTTAACTGACTTAGGTATAAGGCTTATGCTTCCAAATGAATACGAATGAATATAACTAACGAATGTAATATGGAGTTGATGTCAAGGTATGAAGATAATCACTTTGACTTAGCAATAGTAGACCCTCCTTATGGAATAGACCACGCAAATAAAGCTGGTAAAATGTCTGGACAACAATATGGTAAAGCTGCTTCTAAAAAAAGAAACTACACAGCTAAAGATTGGGATACTGAAATACCATCTTTAGATTATTTTATAGAGTTAAAAAGGGTTAGCAAAAACCAGATAATATGGGGAGGCAACTACTTTGCTCACTTGTTAAAACCTAAAAGTGGTTGGGTGTTTTGGGATAAAGATAATGGCAATAATAATTTTAGTGATGGTGAATTAGCTTGGACTTCATTTGATTGTGGTTTAAGAATGAAAAAAATAACTTGGAATGGAATGTTACAATATGATATGAAAAATAAAGAAGATAGATTTCATCCAACACAAAAACCA